GCCAAAAATCCTTCATCGGTAATTCTGGATATCACAAATAAGTTAACCAAGTCAGATGTATCTGAATAACTTGTAGAATTTAAAGTGTTCATGATATATCCTTTTGCTGAAGGGTCAAAAATTATTTCATCATAAAAATCATCTTTAATACCTAAATTGATAATTGTTGTTGGAAACAATAAATTTCTTTTATTAACAGGTCTAGATAAAGGAGCTCCATTTTGGTTAGTATTAGGTCTACCAATGAATCTTTGACTTGTACTCCCCGAAAAATATGGTGAACTTCGATAATAAAAATTATTTGTTTTATCGTCAAAATAAACTAATTCTTTTGCAAAATTTGGTGGTAGTGGTTTATTATTACTATCAAAAAAAGTGTCCACTTGTATTGGAAATGTATATAAAGAACCGTTAACCCAATTATTTGTAAAAGTTTGAGATAGTACTCCACGACATAGTCCATAAAAAAATCTAAATCTGTATCCCCACTCACCAAACGCTAGTAAATCTTTCTGTAAATCTTTAATTGGTTCAACCAAAAATACATAACAACCATTTTCAACTGAGTCACTATTTTGACAATTTGTTGATACTCCGAAGTTAACACTATTACCCGTATAACAATTAAGTCCAACCATTTTCTCACATACACTCAGGGTCTCAACAACATTAACACTTCCAAGTTGACCCTCAATATCGGTTGTGGCTTGAGATGCTCCCGTAGAATACCCATTAGTAGTAATATTTTGACCAAGACTATTATAACGATATACCGTAAATCCAAGATTTTGTTGTAATAATGATGCGTTATTATTCAAATCAGCACTATCAATATAATCTGATGAAGGTAATCTATCACTTCTCATAATATTTTTAGAATAATTTGAAATAGTGAATATACTAGTACCTGTTAATGTTGGGTATAATATAGGACTAAAATACCACTCGTATCCAATAGTAAGATTAGTTGTTGGTAAATAACTCGTGAGAATTGCTCCACCCGATAAATCTTCTGCCAAATCATAAAATTTGTTATCTGAGGTTGAATTGTAATAATCGTTACCCGTGGCAGTTGTGAATCCTCTCTTATTATTTATATTAGGTTCTCTATTACCAAACTGATTAGAAGAATATATGTATGGTGGACTAGTTTGATTGGTATTTGTTGTAGGTGGATTAGGTGAGTAAATTACTCTATTTGATGCAATTCCATCTAACGCTCCGTAATACCCAACATTACTTGTGGTAAATGATGAATATTGAAATCCAGATGTTGTTGAGCCAAGAATTCCTGGAGTATAAAAATATGATTGGAAATAAATATTATCCTGAACATTATGTTGAGCAATTAACGTTGTTGAGGTTGCAGGAACTTTTTGTATTGGAATATTAAGTCTTGTTGATGCGGTAAATGTCCAATTTGGGTCATTTTCATTAGTACCAAATAATGTACCAATACCGTATTTATTTGTAAATAATGGTGAATAAGGGTCAACACCTTTTTGTAATATCAATATTGTTTGTTGTTTAATATCTGGAAACGAATCGACAAAATTACTATCAATTGTATTCTCTAAAGTAAATGGGTCGCTACTATTAGGACTATAATATTGTAGAATACTATTGGTTTGGTCTATAGCTCCACCCCAAAAACCACTAGTTGTTGATGAATTTGGCACATAATATTGTGTAACTCCATTGACTATTGTTGAAGTAATTGTAACTGCGGTTAATACTTGATAATATTCAATATCCGATGGAAATATATATCTTTGACAAGTATCACCACTACTAATTAAATCAAATTCTGCACTACCATCTAAACTTGTAATATTAATACAATTATTATCGGTAATTGTTTGTGTCCCTAATGTTGTAGCACTGTACGCAACCAAAAGTGAATTACAATCATAATAAGTGATAACACCTAAACCAGTAACGTCAACCGTTACATTATTAGCACACACTAATGTGTTGTTACTAGGTATTGTATAATATTGTTGTAAATTTTCTAATTGATTACTTGGATTTGCATAATCAACTGTAAGTTGAAATTGATTAGTTTTTATAGTACCATTAATACCCTTTAGAGTTGTAGCACCATTTGATGTAAGTCCTGTCCATAAATAATTAGAGTCTTTTGATTGATTAGAATTAACAAAAGATAATAAAGTTCCTGGCTCTAAAATTTCGGTTGCCAATACAGCTAAAGTATTATCATAATGATATGTTAAATTTGTATCAGCGGCAAAACTTACTTTGATTCTATTAACATTTTGAAAATATTTATTTCTTGTATTAAAAACATTAATTCTTTCACCGATAGGTAATGAAGTTGAAACAGCAAATCTTCTTGAATTATCCGAGAATGTAATAATATCACTAATAGCGGTTTTAAATACTTGAGGATTTGAGGGTTGACTATTTCTAGTCGCTGTTGCTTGTGAAATTATTAATGCCAATTTTGAGGCGTAGTCGTACTCATAATTAAATGTTTGTTGATAATAATCAATGTAGTGTTCAATATATAGTGATGAATTAGAAACTTGAGTTAAAAGTCCTGGATTTGGCGTGTCTGGATTTGTTTGAGTAATCTCTGTTGGTCCACAATCACAAGCCTGACAATCAGGATATGTAATCATTGGTAATTTAAATGAGAATCTTGTTTTATCACAATTAAAGTTTTTCAAAAACCTTGGGTTAAAAGTATCTTTAACCCAACATAGTAAATCTATTACTAAACCATATAAGTACAATAAAAGGTGGGCAACAATTAATAATATCAAACCAACAATTTGTAATACTTGTAATATAATTGCAAATAGAAAATAAATTAAATCAAAATTTCTAAATCCATCATTTACAGGAAATTTATTAATACTACTCTCACAATCTTGACTATCAATTTCTTTAATACCTATAAATCTACCTCTACCACCATTTTTAAATTCATCAATTAATCCTGAAACAGTATAAACTTTATTAAATTCAAATTGGTAAAATGTGTCATTACAATTTATTGCAGCTTCGGTATTTGTATAACCTGTCCAATCTAATCCAAAATAATATGAACCCGCTAATTTTGAATTTAAGGATGGCGTTGTAACCAAATTTGGGTCTTGAAGTGTGTTTGTCCACCCATACTCTTTAATATTAGGAACTAAAAAATATGGTCTTCTAACTTGTTCTGTTAGTGCGGTAGGTTGTTGCCATTTAATTTTAAATCTATATTTTCCCTTTGTTGGTATACCGATTGATGGGTCATTTGAAATAACTTTTTCACCAAACTCATTTGTTATATAATAATCCAAATTCATTGGTAACTCTGTTAACCAAACTCCATCACCATCAATTATATTACCCGATTGTTCTAACTCATATTCTTCTAATATTGGATTACCTGTGGTATCTTGTTGTATTGTTTGTCGTATTGCAAGTATCTGTCCTGGCCCTGTAGTTAAACTACACAAGTTACCCATATCATCCTTTGGTTTTGCATTTTTTCTAACTCTAAAATTGTCTGGCGTAGAGTATATTGACCCCATATATACCGACGTTGGCTGAATATTAACATTTGCATCATCTCGTAAATCAAAATCAAGTCGATTAATCGCTATATCACAAATATCAGGTTCACCCCAAAGTGGCGAAATTTCTAAACTTTTAACTAAATTAATAATTTGAGGTAATGAATTTATATCGTTTGACGTTCTAAATCTATTCCCCGCAACTTGACCTTCAGTTGCTAACCCCATTCTAATTAAATCTTGAGGTGTTAATGAGAACTCTCCAATATCAGATAAGTCAACATCCATCACAACAGTTTGAAACCCTAAAGGTACCCCCATTATCATGTAATCTCCACTCTCGTTTGTTTTGGCAGTAAACTTATAATATTTGTCGTATATTTCAACGGCAGTTGTTCCTGTTAAGGCATCTAATCTTGATGGTAGTGTACCTGTTGCTGCATGTACAGAATAAGATTTTTCGTAAGGTAATAAATTATATCGGTATCCATCTTCATTTTTATCTGTTGGGGATTTGTATGGGTAAATACTTGATATAACTGGGTTTGATTCGTCAACATTAGTTATTGATATGAATATTGACACTCTAGCATTTGGTATTCCAAATCCATTATTAGCTGTAACTCTACCAACAATAACACCATAATCCGCACAACTCCTGTCATACACATCCTCCTGTTGTATTTTTAAAGATAAAATCTCTAACTGTTCAAACTCTTGGTCTAATTGTACGTTGATTGTTTTGTTAACCCCTAATTCGGTCCTTATTCTATATGATTGACTCATTAATGTCTTTAATTAATAAATAGTTTATGCGGGATTTTTAAAGTGAACCCACACAATTAAATAATAATCTAAAGAAAAAATAAATAAACTTGTTAAGAGAAAGTAATTGATTGGAAGTTCTTAACTGAAACTCTGATATCTTTACCTGGATATCTAATCTGATAAACTTGTGATGGTTGTGCAAATATGGTATCATCAATAGGTCCAATAAGTTTTAATGCTGGGTCTGAATATTCCATAGATGTTTCTGCAGATGAATACTGCCCTCCAACTTCATTGAAAACATCTAACGTTGAAACGGTTAATACTCCGTTTGTGTTTTGAATAATACTTCTAAGTTCTGATAGATAAACATTTTCACCTAATTGTCTTGTCTGAGGGTTAAAGTACGTTGATACTTTATCAATAACACTTGAAATAACTTGTCCTGAATTTTGAGCAGAATCTAAAACAATTGCAACATCTACACTCAAGTCAATAACCTCAGCACTAAATATTGAAATGTAATCATTCATCATTCGGTAATTTGATAAATAATTTGCAACATTTTGTCTCAAAGTATTTGAAACAATATTGGTTAATTTACCTGATGTATCATAAGATAACATTTGAATTAATATCTTATTATCATTTTCAGTAATGGATACTTTTGCAGGTGCTCCAAACTGAGCTGGCATGTTTCTAATAATTGATTCGTAATCCTGTACCGTAACAGCTCTTTTTTGTGCTGAGAAGTTAAACGATACATAGTTTCTAATTTCTTCTAATGAAGGAATTCCTGCACCACCAACCGCCGCAGTTACGTTAACACATCTTAATGAATTAATCACCGCTGAGTTTGTTGTTTCAGATGGTCCATTAACAAAGAATGAAACCGTACCAATTTGATTAATTACATTAGTACCTAAATTACTTCCTAATCCACCACCAACTCTATATTGTATAAACAATGTTGAATTTGGCGTTAATGTCGCTCCTAATGAGAAATTGTTAGAATATTTTTGAAGGTCTAACGTTGTACCTAAAGTTGTAAATTGGTTCAATTGGTCTTGAGCAGTATTGGTACCACCACCAAATGTCATTTTCTTAAATCCTTCAGGAGTGTATTCAGTAATAAATCTGGTTTGTGTTTGAATGTATCGTCCTACTTTAATACCAGGTTGGTCAGAAACTTTTGTTGGGTCTTCAATAAAAACTCGGTCTTCAGCCAAGGCATCAACTTCATACCATCTATTGTCCACACCTAAGAACTCCGCAGTTGTTGGTGTATTTGTATATTGGGTACCGTTCTTTAATAATACACTTGTAATTCCTAACACGTTTTTTTCAGGTAAAAACAATTCAAAGAATGGTTTAACATCATTTGCACCAATAACTCGTTTGAATACTTTAGTCACACCATTCACAACAACTTCTCGTTTTGTGATTGTATAATTCACTAATACATTATTAGCATTAAAGTTTGGTATCTTTAATCTGTTTGGAGCCCCTTGGGAATTGTATGGTGATGCAAAATCAATATCGTAAACATTTTCAAAAACAACTCCAGCACCAACAACTTGTGAACCCCTTAATAGTGTTCCAAGATATCTTTCATCTTCTTTATCACCAAAAGCGGGAACCGTAATTGAGAAGTCAACCAACGCAACCGATGGTCTTTGACCTGGTAATTTTAACCCATAAGTTCTGGCGATATTATAAATTGACGACCTTTGTTGTGCATATTGTAATACAGTTTCCTGAATACTCCTATCGATATTGTAATGTAAGTTATCGGCAATCGCAGCGTTTAAGTCAATAAATACGGAGAATACCGAAGCGTCATTAAAGTCTTGAATTAAGTCAGGATAGTAAGTTTTCGCATAATTTAAAAGTTCTGTCCTGATTGACTGATAATCTCTAGTTGCGTAGGATATTTTATTATTTGCCATTTCTATTAAATATTGATAATAACAAAATCACTCTGAGCATATGTTGAGCCGTTTGTGGAGTAATCTAATCTTATTTTTGCGGTGTATTCTGCGGTTCCCTTGCCAGGAAATCTATAAATTGAAGATTCACTTGTTCCTGCAAAGTTTTGTCCTGTTGCGATATCTACCTCTTCTTGTACGTCAGCTGGTGTAATACTCAAACTATTAACCAAAAGGTTTGGCATAAAATTCTCAATCGCATCTCTAATGTCAGACTCAATCGCGGTAAATGTAATACCATCGAATGGTTCAAAAAGAAATTCATATAATCTTGTACCAAATTCAGGTAAAAAGTATCTTGACCCTTTTCTCGTTAATAACAAATGTATTAGGTCAGCCTTAATTTCTTGTGACTCTAATTCAGTAAGCTCTAAGTAATTTCCCTTTCTCGAATCACGAAAAGGAAAATTAATACCATAAGTAAAACCATTTGCCATAACAATAAATATAATGCTATCTATTTTTCTTTAAATAGATTAAAAATGAAAAATCCCGATTGTGTCGGGATTTTCAAATTAGGAACTACATCCAAAACATTCAAAAGGACTATCCTCAGGTTTTGTTGTTAATTCAGTTATTTCAACTTTTGGTATTTCAACTTTAACCTTAGGTTGTGATATCTTTGAAACATCAACCGCTAAGTGTTTCGCTCCTGTTGAAATCGCTTTAGTTCTAACGTAATAACATAAAGTTTTCAATCCTTTTTCCCATGAGTGAAAATGTGATGAGGTAATCTTAGACAATGTTGGGTTAGCCATATAGATGTTCATTGATTGTGATTGGTCGATAAATGGTGCTCTATCTGCCGCCATGTTAATCAATTCTCTTTGTGAAATCTCCCAAATTGTTTTGTACTTACTAATCAAGTGTTCAATACGTTTAACTTTCTTGGTATAGTTTTTATCCTCAGTATCAAGGTGATTATTGAAGTTAATATTTTGAACTGAACCTTCATTTATAATGATTTCGTTTTTCAATTCTTCACTCCAAATACCAATCTTTTCAAAATCATTAATCAAGTACTTGTTCACAATCATAATTTCACCACCAACAACTCTTCTGTTAAATAACGCTGAGTGAGCTGGTTCCGTCATTTCAAATGAACCTGTAATCTTAGCTGAAGATGCCACAGGCATCTGAGCCGTGAATAATGAATTACACACTCCATGATTAGAAACTTCTAATTTAAGACTATCCCAATCCCATAAACCACCTAATCCTTCATAATCTAATCCCCACATATCAAATTGGAATATTCCTTTTGACATTGGTGAACCTTCAAAGTGTGCGTATGGTTTGTGTTGACCTGTCTTACATAACTCCATACTCTCAGTAATTGCTGCGAAGTAGATAGTTTCAAAAATCATTTTATTTAATTTCTTAGCTTCTTCAGATGTGAAAATATAATCCATTAAATAGAATACGTCAGCCAATCCTTGTGTTCCAATTGCAATTGCTCTTTGGTCTAATCCACCTTTTCTACCTTTTTCAGTTGAATAACTATTGATGTCGATAACTTTGTTAAGAGCTCTAACAACTTTTCTTACTTCACTATAAAGTAAGTTAAAATCAAACTCA